CGTATGGCTGGCTCATGACTTCTCCGCCAACTTCCGTTGCAGCGCATGGCGTTTCAAGGTCTCGATCGAGTTGTCGTTACGCACCAGCTCGATCGTGATGCCGTCCATGTTCCGGCCGGTGTCGGAGGTGCGGGCGGCGGCCTTGGCGTAGCAGCCGGGGCAGAACTTCTCCACCGTCTCGTACGCCCGGCGGTTACCGCCGCGCTTGGGGTCCCACTCCCAGTCGGCGGTGCCGCACATGATGCAGCGGGAACCCTTCTCGACCATGTAGGCGACCAGCTTCGCCTTGTCGACCGGGTCCCAGGCCAGGTACTCGGAATGCGGGATGCCGTGCTCGAAGCAGAACTGAAGCTCCATGAAGAACTCGGAGTCGGCCCTCAGCCTGCTTACGTAGGGTTTATGTCCACCCGCTGGTTGCAGATGTCCACGGCCTGCCAGAACAGGGCGGAGACCTCGCCCCGGTTCCAGTTGTCGGCGGTCCAGATGGACGCCCAGCCCTTGGCGTCGATGTCCGGGTCCTGGCACACCGCGGCCAGCAGGGCTGGGGCGAAGGTGTCGGTGTTGAACGTCGACCCGGCGATCTTCTGCTCGGCCGTCGGCGGGTGCTTGGTCAGCATGGCGTCGTAGGCACGGGCCCCGATCGCCACGAAGACGAAGGAGAGTTCCTCCCCGTCCTCCCCCAGCGGGGCGGTGAACTCCAGCCTGCTCGGCTTCTTGCCGAGGAGACCGTCGAGAGTTGCGCGTTTCGGGCCGTCCGGTCGTTGCTTGACCGTCGCCGCTGCTTGGGCCATGAGTATCCCTTCGATGCCCGACGCGGACAGCGCCGAGCATATCGGGGATTACTTGCAGCGACTCCACACCGGCATCAGGTGAGGACGGCGTCCTCGCAGGGCTCCTGCGGCACGGAGAAGGTGCAGGTGAAGGTCTGGACGGTGTTGTTGGTCATGTTGGAGGCGGTACGGCTGATGACCCGGACCGGCCACGTCTCCAGCTTGTCGCCCGCGACGGACGGCTTGCCGCCGTATCTGGAGACGAACATGCACCCCTCCGTAGCACGGGGCAGGGTGTCCCAGGCGAGGTCGTCGGTGTCGTCCCGGTAGGCATCCAGGGTGGCGGTGGCCGTGGTGGTGCCGGGGATCGAGGTCTCGAACAGGGTCGCCAGGCTTGGCGTCGGCAGCGCGGAGCCGGTTGCCGAGAAGTTCAGCCCGGAGATCAGGTCCGTGAGGTCGACCGCAGCCGTGATGTCGGCCACCGCGGGCTTGGTGAGGTCGGCCGGAACCGTTGGCGAGAACCCGACGTAGCTGTTCTCGTTGGGGATGAAGCGTCCCATTGTCTACTCCTCGGTTTAGGCCGCAGGACCATCTGCACCCAGTGTCTCGGTGCTGTCATCACGCGGGGCCTTACCCTTTTTCCCTGATGAGGCAGGCGCCGCGGCTCCGGCCGGGGCCTCCTCCTCGGGCGCCACGGTCCATCCGTGGGCCTCCCAGACGGCGACGGAGGACTCCCGGACCTCGCCCTCTTCCCCGTTCGGACCCGTCACCTTCACGGCCTTGTTGAACATCAGAGTTCCTTTCCGATCCAGACGGTGATGCCGTCCTGCTGATGCCAGAACGGCGGGTTGGTAACCCCGATCCTCTGTGGCTGGCCCAGGCTGTCGTGCCGGACGAACTGGACCTTGTAGTCGCTGGCGCCGAGGGTGAGGACCTGGAAGCGCAGGCCGTCCAGGGCGCCGCGCATGGTGTCCGCGATCCAGCTCACCTGGTCACGGCGGACGCCGAAGTACTCGACCATGTACGGCAACCGCCAGTCGGCCTGGCTGTCCCCGAGCGGCCCCTCGGAGCGGTCCGCGATCAGCTCCGACAGCACCGCGAACGGCCGGAAGATGCTGCCCGGCAGGTTGGGCTGGCCGATCCAGGCACCGTCCGGCAGCTCGCCGTCGCCCACATCCTCGCCGACCGCCCGGAGCGCGGTCAGAATCGCCGCGGTCAGCGGCGAGCGGGCCAGGGTGGTGGGCATGTCAGCCCGCCAGCATGTTCACGGCGGCGTCGCCCATTGAGTTGGCCACCCGGGCGGCGATGGCCGGGGCACCCGGGGCGCCCGTGGCCCGGGATGCCTCACGCAGTGCCTGGTGCAGTCCCGGTGCCGGGGCGTAGAAGGCCGAGGAACCGGTGGCCGCCATGGCCTGCCCCTGGGCCACGGCCCCGGCCTTGATCCGGGAGGCACCGGCACCGCCCGCGGTGAGGAGGTCGCTTTGCAGATCCTGCAAGGCCCGATCGGTCATGGCGTGTACCCGGTACCCTGCGAGGTCCAGTACTCCGACTCCTGCCAGGTCACCGTCTGGAACCGGCGGGCGTCGCCGAACAGCCCGGCACCCTCGGCGCTGAGGACCCGCAGCGCATTCCCGTTCAGCGTCTGGTCCGCCCCGCCGTCCACGACCTCCACCACGTCGTCCTGCTGCGGCACGGGCGAGGCCCAGGGGATCGAGACGGTCATCGCCTGCTGGTCGAACTCGCCGGGGCCGACGGACAGGTCGCCCTGGCTGGACGCCAGGTGTATCCGGGCCTTGCCGTTGTAAACCTCGGTGGCCCCCGCCATGCCGGACACCACACCGGTCGCCGGATCCAGGGTGCCGCGCCCGCCGCGGCGGATGATGATCTGCGCGTCCATGAACGACTCGGTGTAGGCCCGGACGTGCGCCCGGGCGGCGTTCATGTCGAAGGTGATGGGCGGCGCGGTCACGGCAACACCCAGTAGATGTCACCGGGCACCGGCCCGTAGACCAGTCCGTCCCAGCCGCCGCGCTGCGGGTAGCCCTCCGGGTTGTCGTTCATGCCGATACCGAAGTTGGGCTCCTGGACCGCGGGGTCGGGGTACTGACCCACCAGGACACCGCCCACGTACGGTGCGGCACCCGAGGCCAGCAGCTGCTTCTCCGTCTTCCGCAGCTCCGCGGCCAGGGTGGAGTACCGCTGCTGCAGCTGGTCGCCGGAGTAGGACACGCCGTCGGCGGAGATGTTGACCCAGCCGACGTACTTCGACGCGATCCGGTCGCAGCAGACGGCGGCGACGAGCACCGGCGAGGTGACGATGTCCGGGTCGTTGGCGTAGAAGTCGATGACGTACTGGATTTCGGCGTCGGTCAGCAGCGGCGGGGTTCCGGTGTCCTGCGCCCAGAAGCGGACAGCGTCGATCTCGGAGTCGGAGGGGTCGCCACTGTAGGGCATTACTCCTCCACGGGCGCCGGGGGCTCGACCAGGATCGGGGCCTTGTTCGGCCGTCCCTTGCGCGGGCGCGGAGCCGAACTCTTGGTGCCGTACTTGCGCTCCCCGACCACGGGGCCGGGGTCGTAGGGCTCGACACCGAGGGTGGCGTAGATGGCTGGGGCGTCGTCGGGGCAGAGTTCCTGGATCGCCGCGGACAGCTCCTGGAGGTTGATCTCCACTTCCTCCATGTCGCCGGTACGCAGGACGCTCTCCACGATCGGCCAGGTGACCGCCTCCGGGACCAGCTGACCCGGCTCGCGGTAGCCGCTGCCGATCTTCAGCGGGCGCACGGCCCGGAAGGTTTTGATCACCACTACCTCCCTTGCGTGCTCCGGGCCGCGCCCCCCGTGCGGGTGGAGGACGCGGCCCGGGAGTCTTTCCGCGTCAGGCGACGACGCTGTTGAAGAAGACGCCGCAGTCCCGACTGACCTGCTTCAAGGCATAGGCGGACTCGCCCTCGATCCGATCCGACTTGATCTTCGGGTCGTAGAAGTTGGACATGGTCAGACCCGCGCCGTTCCCGGCACCGTAGCCACGCCAGTTGAACGTGTACCCGGCGGAGGGTTCGAGCAGGGACGGACGATCCGGTGCGTAGCCCAGCAGCATCGTCTTGGTGTTGAGGATGAAGCTGTACGTCGCGGCGGCGTCCTGGCTCACGGCGTCGTTCATCTTGGCGCCGGTCGCCTGGGAGCTATAGGGGATGTACAGCTTCGGTACGCCCAGGAACTCCGCCACCAGGTCCTCGGTGATGACGCCCTTCTGGGTGTACTTGATGCGGTCCAGGATCACCGGGTGGTTCTTCAGGACCTTCCACACGTCGGTGCCCAGGACGAGGAACGAGGCCGCCCTGCCCACCGAGAGCTGGAAGTCCACGAGCCAGCCGGTGAAGTTCTTCAGCGGGTCGGACGCCGACTGGTCCCACTGGATGAACTGACCCGCGGTGGGGCCGGACACCACGCCGGTCCACTCCGTGGCCCACACGCTGGTCTTGAAGAACGTGTTCGCCCACAGGATCTCCTTCTGGCGCAGCAGATGCTGGGTGACCAGCCGACTGGCGTCAGAGTCGAGGTTCCAGTTGGAGTCCGCGTTCGCCCGCGTCTGCGCGTCGATGTCGACGTGAGCCGCATAGACCTCGGCGTAGTAGTTGTCGGTCATGTTCGACCAGCCGATGCCTGCCGACTCGGTGCCGGGGGCACGCTTCTCGGCGTCGCTGCGACGCCAGTCGGACTTGGAGTACTTCCAGAAGATGTCGGAGCGCTTGTCCACCGGGAGCGAGGGAAACACCTTGTCCGCGATGAACGTGCTCGTGTCCTGGAAGTAGGCCACTGACACGCTCGTCAGGGGGCCGTCGATGTGGAGGTCCGAACCCCCGGGGTTCATGGGCATGTCCCTCTACCTCTCAGTTGGCCCGGATGAGGACCACGGCAAGGGCACCGGCGGCGCCCGCTTCGATGCAGGTCCCGAGGATCGTGTCCGTGCCCGGGGTGCCGACGATCCCGGCGCCGGAGGCGTCGGACTTCACCGGGTTCCCGGCGGCGAGACCTCCCGTCCCGGCGAGCAGCAGCGTCACCCCGGAGATGGCCACCGTCGCGGCGGTGCCGACGCGCTGGGGCTTGTTCTGCAACACCCCGATCGCGTCACCACCCGCCGCGCTGACGGAGCCCGCGGTGTGGCTGCCGGTCACCTTGACGAAGGTGTACTGCTTGCCGCCGTTGGGGCTGGCGGACCCGGGCATACCCGGGACACCGGTGTAGATCCCGATGGATGCGTCGGCGTCCAGCGAGATCCGGTGCTGGGTTTCGTCGTAGGCGATTGGACTCACGTCCCTTCAACAGTGGTCACAGTCGCTGCGACCAGCGGTTTGTCGTGCTTCCGGCGGTTGCACCGGCCGTGAGACACCTGGACATTCACTGCGATATGTCGCCCGCCCCTGCTCAGCGGGACGATGTGGTCGATCTCGAACAGGTCCCACGGGACGAACTCGCCACAGAGACCGCAGATGGCGTTGTCACGCTTGTAGATCTCCTCGCGGTCCACCGAGCCGTCACTGGTCAGCGCCTTCTGGTCCCGGCGCCGCAGCTCGCTGGCCGCATGGCCAGCCCCACGCTTACGGTCGTAGGCCGCGAACCGTTCCGGATGCCGCTCCCGGTCCCGACGCACCCTCTCCGCCTGCCAGACCGGATCGGCCAGGCGACGCTCCCGCTGCCAAGCCGACTTGTAGGCGCGTTCGCATGCCCGGCAGTAGGGGAACCACCGATCCCGCGGAGCATCGAAGCGGAACTCCTCGTCCGCCTTGATGTCTCCGCAGCGAATGCAGGTCGGCACTGTCAACTCCTCAGCGGTTGCGCTCGGCCCGGTAGGCGTCGTACGCCTCGGGGTTGTCGTCGAAGAAGGCCGTGGTCGCAGCGGCCTTGGAGACGCCATGGGCCGACTTGCTGACCTGCTCGTCGAGGAAGGCGTCGATCTGGGCCATCGGGTCGTCCGGAACACCGCGGGAGTCGTAACCCGCCTCGGTGTAGAGCATCTCGCCGGAGGCACACAGGGCCTTGTGGATGACGGCGCAGTCCGCGTAGGACATCTGCTCGGCCATCCGCATGAGGACCGGCCCGAGCACCTCGGGGTCCTCGGGGATGTTGTACTCGGCGGCCTTGGCGATGTACTCCCGCTTCAGCCGGAGGTCGCGCTCGCTCTTGGCGATCTCCTCCGACTTGGCGAGCCGGGCCTCGGCCTCCATGGCTCGCTTGTTCAGCGTGGTGAAGGCCTTGGACAGCACCGCGTCCCGGTCGCCCTCGCTGACCGCCTTGGAGAGTTCCTCACGGATCCCCGCGATCACCGGGTCGAAGCCGAAGGCCGACTTGCCGACCGCGACGAGTTCGTCGTCGTTGTCGTCGGCGTAGTAGTCCTCGCCGTCGTCGTCGTCATCCTCGTCGGACTCCTCGAAGGTGACCACGAACTGGTTGCCGTTCTCGTCTTCGAGGATGTCGCCCTCGTCGAACTGGCTGAGGTCGATGGGGTTGCCATCCTCGTCGTAGAACTCGTCCATGCCTACCTCCGGGTCGGCGCGCTTGGCGATCACGATCGCTGCCGGAGGGCAGGCTGCCCGATCAACGAGAGAGATCTCGTCAATCTCCATGTCCTTGACGATCTGGACAGGCCGCGGCATCTGTTCGCCTCCTTGGTTTCAAGTCTCAAAGGGCCCGCAACACGCGGTCGGACTACCGGTAGTGCTCCTTCGCCCGGCCCTTGATGGTGCCCATCCGGTCCTGTCGCCGGGTCAGTCCGTAGCCCAGCCCGGCCCCGATCCCCGTCCCGACCGGGAAGGCTCCGATGAGGGTGCCGACGCCGCCGCCGATCACGGCGTTCCTGGTGCGCTTCTTGCGCGCCAGCCACTCCTCCTTGGTCAAGTACTTGACCTTCTTCTTCGGCGGGTGGTGGTCCTTGGAGATCAGCCGGGTGTCCTCGACGCCGAAGGCGGAGAGGGTCACGACTCCCTCTTCAGGTGACCGCGACGCTGGGCGTGCCACATGCCGCCCGCCGAGCCGCCCATGCTGCCGAGCTGGGTGCCAACCGGGTGCCGGGTCAGGGCACTACCGGCGATCTCCCCGAGGATGGAACCGCCGAACTCGTTGCCCCAGGCACGTCCCTTGTGGCCCGGCTTGCCCGCGACCGCACCGTGGATGCCGAACGGCACCAACGCCGCGGTGGCGACCCGGCCAGCCGACGGCGGTGTGGTGACGGTTTGCTTCTTGGCCTTGGAGATCAGCCGTGGGTCCTCGACCCCGAACGCACTGCGCATGACGTCACTTCCTCCTGTTGTGCCGGTATGCGGCGATACCTGCGGTCCCTGCGGCAAGCCCGGCGGCACCGCCGATCAACCCGCCCCTGTTTGCTTCCCTGAAGCCGTGGGTCTTCTTGGCCGCGCTGTAGAGCCTGCGGAAGTCGCCCTCGCCCGCGTTGACCTTCGACGAGACACGGCTGTGGATGCCTGCGTTGATGTCCTTGAGGGTGGTTCCGGCCTTCTTGGCGCCGATGTTCCGGCCGATCGCGGACCCCGCACCGTAGGAGACGAGACCCCCGGCACCGTAGGACAGGACCGGGTGGTTGCCGCTCTGGTCGGCCTTGGCGAAGCCGAGCAGGCCCTTGAGCTTGCCCCCGACGGCACCGGCGGCCTGCCCGACCTTCTGGCCGACCGGACTGCCCGCGACCTTCTGCGCCAGCGGTTGCAGCCTCGGTTGCAGCTTGGGGCGGGCCAGGTAGCCCGCGGTGCCCCCCGCCGCCAGACCGGCGGTCAGGCCCAGGCCGCCGTGGCCGTTGTTGTCCTTGCGGATCCGGCCGTCCTCGACGCCGAATGCGGACAGTGCCATGTCAGCCCTTCTTCCCGTTGCCGATGCCGTGTGCTGCAAGTGCTCCGCCGCCGAGCCCCATGAGGACCCCACCGACGGTCCCGCCGTGCCAGGCCCGGCCGATCCTCTGCAATCGCTGGCCCTGCTTGCCGTGCTTCAGCGCGTTCTGAAGCAGGAACTTCCGGTCCTGGCCGTTCTGGTGCGCCCAGTCGGCGAACTTCAAGCTGCGTTTCTCCGCGTCCAGGTGACTGGCGGCCTTGGCCCGGACCTTCTCGCCGCGGTGGACCGAGACCCCGGCCACGCCGGACCCGGCCGCGCCCAGAGCGAGGCCCCCGGCGACCTGGCGGTAGTCGGTGTCGCCCTTGGCCTTGGCGATCCGGGAGTCCTCAACCCCGAAGGCGCTGCGCATCAGAACCCGTAGGCCGGGTAGGAGCGACCGGACTTCTGGTCGTGGCGGTGGACGCCGTAGGCCGTGGCGGCCAGCCCGGCGGCGGTGGCACCCAGGCCGATCGCCCCGCCACGCTGCCGACCGGCGAGCACCCGCAGCCGCTTGGCCTCCTGGGCGTGCTTGGTCGCCTGGTGTCCCAGATCGGAGGCCTGGTTCAGGCCGGACTTCAGGGCCCCACCCTTGCGGGCGATCTGCTCGTCCAGCTTCTCCGTCGCCAAACCCGACTTGGTCTTGGCGTGCTCGCGTTCCGTCTTGGCGGACTGGCTGTTCAACCACGCCCGGCGTCCCATGTATCCGGCACCGCCACCGGCCACCAGCGCACCCCCGGTCGTGGCGCCCTCGTAGGCGTTCTGACGGCGGTGACGCTGCCGCTCAGGGTCGTAGGCCTTGGAGAACACCGGCTGGGCGGCGGCATAGTGCTTGCGCTTGTCGTAGGGGCCCACTTCGCTGTAGCCGCGGGCGACCCCGGCGAGCGGCCACGGACCGGCCTTGGCCGCGGCTCGGCCGAACTGCGAGCTGTAGGCGTTGCGGTTGGCCCGGGCGAGGACACGCTTCTTCTTGGCGCTGTCCACCATCTGCTCGGCCTTGGCCCGCCGCTTGTTGGCCCACTCGGCACCGTAGGCGGCGCTCATCTTGTTGGCGGTCTGGTAGGGGCGCAGGTACTGGCCCCTGACGGTGACGCCCGCGCCGCGCTTGTTCGCGTGACGCCGCGAGTACTCGTTCAACCCCGCACCGGCGCCGATGGCTGCCGTTGCGGCACCTCCGCCGATGGCGACGGGCACCACCCAGCCCGGCATCGCCTTGGCGAGCACGGGTGTCGGGGTCTCGGCGGGCTGGTTGCGGTTTCGCATCGCGTTGACCTTCTTCTTGGCTGCGGCGTAGTTGCGCTGCACCACCCTGCGGTGCCGCCAGTCGCTGACGAGACCCTCGCCCGCGGTCAGCAGCCCACCGGCCACCAGTGCCGCACCACCCCTGCGGGACAGGGTGTCGATCTTCGCGGCCCGGGCGGCGAGCTTCGCCTCGTGGGCGGCCTTGGCCGCCTCACCGGCCCCCTTCGGCTTGCCGCCGATCGCCTCCATCGCCGCGGGGCTGACGTCCTTGGTGCGGGTGACGGCCAGATAGCCGACACCGGCCGCACCCAGTCCGGCCTTCTTGCGCCCCCGGGCCCGCTCGGCCGCCGGGTTGTCGCCGGGCAGGTCATATTTCTGCAGAGGACTCTTCAGCGAATCCGGCATCGACATGCCCAGGTCGTTCACCCGGCGCCGGATGAAGGCCTTGTCGGTGGCGCTGGCGTGCTGCAGCAGGTGCGTGGCGGACTTCACGGCCCGCACGCCCTTGGGCCCGTTCGGGATCGGGAAGCGGCCACCCGGGCGGGCGTGGCCGATGTCGGCCAGGTGGCGGCGCTCGTCGGCGGAGAAGTCGACCGCCTTGCCGACGGCCTTGGTCTGCGGCGGGGCGAGCACCGGCCTGGCCGCGGCGTTCTTCCTGGCCGCCCGGAGTGCTGCCGACTGTCCGCGACGGAACTGGGCGGCCCTCTCCTTCTTCCGTCCGCGACGACTGGCCAGCGCCAGCGTGCCGATGCCCGCGGCCGTGGCGGCCAGGCCGTACTTGCCGCCGGACTTCGCGTGCAGCTTGGCGTTCTCGCCTACCTTGTTGGCGGCGGCCATCCAGGCGTGCTTGAGCGGGCTCCCGGCCTGGTGCCCCTCCGCGTTCATCAGGGCCCGGAACTGGTTGATCTTGTTCTGACCGGCGCGGTAGCCCCGGTAGCCCGTCATACCGGCCAGCCCGGCGGTGGCCCCGGCACCGGCCAGCACCGGTGCCGTGGAGGGGTCCTTGCCGGGGTCGTGGGCCTTGAAGATGTCGGCGACGTCCTCGATCCCCCGCTGGATCTTGTCGCTGTGCCGCCAGACCGCACCCCTGGCCTTGTTCGCCTGCCGGGTGAGCCTGCTCGCGGAGTGCTTCGGCATTGCCAGCACCGAATCCTCCAGCCGACCGCTGGCATACGCGGCGCGGTGCCTGCCCTCGCCCGGGCCGGGGACCTCCTGTGCCCGGTGCCGCCCGGGGGCATCGGCCTTGACGATCCGGTACACCGTCACACGGCACCTCCGACCGGCCTGAAAACCGCCCGCCTCACCGCAGGGACGCCCAGTGAGACGGGCGGAGATCCGAGGGCTTTGTTGACCTGGGGGTCCAGGAACAGCCGGACGCGACCCATGGGGCCGACCTGGTCCGGCTCGACCCGCTTCGCCTTGCCCTTGATCTTGGTGGCGTAGTAGTGCCCCTTGGAGGGGGCGGTGACGGCGGCGACACCCTGGGACGGCTTGGCCCGGTAGGTGTAGGAGCGGTCCTTGTCGCTGTTGCCGTAGAACTTGTAGGTCAGGCGGCGGGTCTGCGGCTGGTAGCCCATCTCCTTGACCGCGGTGGAGTACACCTGCCGGGTCTTGACCGGCGGTGGGTTCTTCGCCTGGTCGACGCGGGTCTTGAGGTTGCGCTGCACCCTTCGCCCGGTGCGGACCAGCTTGACCTTGGCCTTCTGCGCCCTGGCCTTGACGTCGTCGGTGAACGCCTTCTGCACCGGCCGGACCGTGTAGTAGTCCCTGCCGGGACCGGGGACGCCGGTGACCTCGTGCATCCCACCGGCCAGCCACTCGTCCTGCGGCAGCTTCCCGGTGGCCCCGAGGCGGAGCCCCGAGTGCCCGGCCTCGCGCTGGTACATCCGGGGACTCGATCCGGGCGGCGTGCCGGTGATCTTGTGTGCCATCGCCTCACCGAACTGGGCCTTGGCGGCGTCGAGATTGCCCGCGGTGGCGTCGGCCACGGTCTTCTGCCCGGACCAGGAGGAGGCCCGGCCGAAGTCGATCTTGTCGCCGACCTTGTGCCCCGGTCCGGTCATGTGCATCGTGCGGTACAGCGTGGGACTCTCGCCGTGGGCCGAGTCCCGCATCAGGTTGTGCATCATCGAGCTGTCCGCCTGCCGCCGGGCGGCGGTGGGGGCCAGGAACGTCTTCACCCGGCCGGGGAGCTGGGTCTGCGCGGCCTTGATCTTGCGGGACTCCCGGAAGGTGCGCTCGTACCGTTCCGCCATCGGGGACACCTTGGCGGCGTCCGGGTTGGTCTGCTTCAGGCCACGGACGACACCACCCTGGGCCGCCAGGTACTGGCGCGCATTGAAGATGTTCAGGTTGTGCATCTGCGGCGCCGGGGCGGCGTGCCGCATGTCGGCGGCCATCTTCTGCGCCCGCTCCGCGTTGGTGAACACCTTGGCGGCACCGCGGGCGGCGAACGCCGGGGCGCTGCGGATGCCCATGACGGTGCCGATCCCGGCGGCGGCCACACCACCCTGCTTGAGATGGTGCTTCTCCTCGTCGGTCATCTTGCTGATGCCAGCCGGGGTGCGCTGCCCGAGCCCGTGGATGGAGAAGCCGGTGCGCTCGCCGGACTTCACCATCGCCCACTGCTTGTCGTCGTTGATGTGCATGCCGACCCACCAGCCCAGTGGCAGGGCATTGGAGGCCAGGCCCATCTTCTCCAGCTTCTCCGGGGTGACGACGAAACTCTCGATGAGGTCCGCGGTGTGCAGCGGCGCGTCGTCGGACTTGCGGATCCGCTGGTGCATGTCCCCGCCCTTGCGGGATTCCAGGACGTATTTGTAGGCGGCCTTCTCCACCTCGTCGATCGGCACGTAGTCGCCCTGCAGGTCCACCAGCGGCTGGCCGCCGACGGAGGACACGGACGCCCAGCCGAACACCTGGCGCTTGTCGACGTCGACCTTGGAGATCTCGCCGGTCCAGGTGATCGACTTGCCGACCGGGGACTGGCCGTTGACCTGGCGCTGCAGCGACCGGGCCTTGGAGGGGCTGGCCTGGATGATGATCGGGCGCTGCTTGCGAGTAGCCCGGCCGCCTGCGTAGGCACCGAGCCCGGTAGTGAGGGCGGTACCGGCTGCCAGGGCACCACCGGCGATGAGCGCGGCCTTCCGCGAGGGGATCAGCCGGTTGATCTTGCTCGCCGCGGACGCCGCCTGATCGGCGGTCTTCTTGGCGCTCCCGGCGGTGTCCTGGACGTCCTTCACCGTCTGGCGCGTCCGCTGGAACAGCTTCTTGCCGAACATCTGCGGAGCCGGGGTGGGGCTGATCCGGGGGCGGCGGGCCCGCAGGCTCGGCGCCCTGGACCCCATCGGGTTCACCGGACGCAGCCGGAACGCCTTGACCAGGTCGGACTGCGGGGCCTGGGGGGTCGGGTTGTTCTTGTTGGTCTGCTTGAGCTGCTTGAGCTGGGCGTGGGCACCCAGGGTGTCGCCCACCGCCTCGACGCCGTGCAGGCCCAGGACGCCACCGCTGATGAGCCCGGCCGCGATCACCGGCTTGACCCCCATGCGCTTGAGCCCCTGGGCGACCTTCCCGGCCTTGGGTGCCTCATGTACGAGGGACTCCCCGGCCTCGGCGGCCTTGGCCTCGGCGTGACGCCGTCTCGCCTCCCCGACGCTCTGCCGCATCGCATCGGCCCCGGCGACCATGGCGACCCCGGAGGACGCCAGGCCGGTGGCGGCGACGACTCTCTGCCGCTTGATCTTCTTGGCCTGCTGGTCCGGGGTCAGCGGCGCCGATTGACCGGCCCCGTCGACATGCAGTTCGGGACCGCCCGGGGAGAACTTCTCCAGCACCTCGCGGGGGTCGGCCTCGTCCCCGTAGATCGTGCGGACGACCTCGGCGAACACCGGGTCGACGTGCGCAGCTGGCATACCCCCAGTGTCTGGGGGTGCGCTAGACGCGAGTGTCGGGCCGGACCTTGATCTCCCGGAGGCCGAAGATGCCGTCCGGGGGGTTCTCGCCAAGCTCCGAAATGGCCGACCGGTAGCGCACCCAGACCGGCACGTAGGTCCCACTGATGTTGTTGCGGTTCTGGTAGTCGGCGTCGTGCAGGCCCCGGAAGGACAGGATGCTGGGCGGACCGGCCGCCTGCATCTGCTGGAGTGTTCCCATCCGGCTCATCACGGCACGCAGATCCTGGGCCTGGCTCTCCATGTCGTCCTGCTTCTCCGGGTCGTTCGGGTAGGCCCGGCGGGCCAGCGGGACGAACAGCTTCGGCTTGTACCAGGTCACGTAGTCGCACATGGCCTCCAGCAGGCTGCCGTCGTAGTGCTTGGCGTTGTGGTGGAAGTCGTAGGCGTCCTGGGGGATCTGGTCCCGGATCATCTGGATGCTGGCCTTGTCGGAGTACCCGGCCCAGGTGGCGAACTCCTGAACCTCTCGATCCTCCAGGAGGGATGCCATCTGCTCGGCATTCTTGAATGCCTCGTGCCACAGCGGGTAGGCCGCCTGGCTGGCCTCCCTCCAGACCTGCGGGTCGACGTAGGTCGCGTCCTTGTCCTCCGAGGCGACCTCGAACGGATCGAACGCGGACTGCAGCTTGATCCCGGTGGCCTGGATGCCGATGTCCAGACTGGGGTCGTTCTGGACGGCTTCCTTCCAGCCCTCCCGGAACATGCGGACCTGGGAGAAGTTGATGGGATTCTTCAGGCCGGAGCCGACGTCGGCGTTGTTGAAGGCGAGATGGTCGTAGTAGTCGTTCAGCGCACTCATCGGCAGATAGTTCTTCGGGGTGTGCCGTTCGCGGGGGTCCTCCTGGACAGCCTCCGGCTCCTTCTCGCCGGGCATCTTGGTATTGCCCATCGTCATGATGAAGTGGTGATGGATGACCCGGCGGGTGCCAGCGGCCTGCTTCTCGGGCTCGCGTAGCGCGTCGTAGCGCAGGGCGTCGTAGCGGTCGCCCTCCAGCGCGGCATACCGGGGATCGGCAGCCGCGGTCCTGGCATCCGCCTGCAGGGCGTCGTAGCGCAGGGCGTCGTAGCGGTCGCCCTCCAGCGCGGCGTAGCGGGGATCGCCCTGTGCCTCCAGTGCGGCGTAGCGGTCGTCCTCGACGCCCACCCCGGCCAACGGGTCCACCTCCCTCTGCTTGGTCCGTACCAGGGTCGGATCACGGGTCCACTGTCCGCTAGCATCCCGACGCTCATAGGGGTTGAAGTGGGCCTTGGCGATCTCCTCGTGGGCGTGCGACCATGCCGAGACCTCCTGCCCCGCCAGCGTCTCGGCATAAGCGAGCAGGGCTCGCACAGCGGTGCGGCCGAGTGCATCCGGCTTCCCGACCGCACCGCTGGCGTTCGGGGTCGGCATAACCCCGGCCACCAGGCCGCGCATCCGGCGGGCGTCCAGGCCGTAGCCGGACAGCACCTTCTGCCACGCGACCTCCGGATTCCATCCCCGATCCAGGAGGATGCCCATCCCCTCGGCGACCCCCTCGGCGGCCTTGTCGTCGACCACCTGGGCCAGCTGCTCGCCGTAATCGGCATCCGCCGACTTGGCCAGTTCGTGACAGGCCTCGCCGGTCAGCGCATGCCAGACGTCCCTGGTCCGGTCGAAGGCCGCACTCGCCTGCCCCGCGACGTCCGCCAGCTGGGGACGCTCGACGGCGAGCTGGCCGCGCACCAGCTGCCACATCGCGAGGATCGAGGCGGCCAGGTCGACGTCGACCGCGGCAGTCATGGCCCGATGGCCGCCGGGCCGCCGCCCGCGTTACGGATCTTGTCCAGGAAGGCCTGGAGTTCCTGCGGTGTCATCTGGGCCAGATCCGCCGGGTTGAGCTGGAGATGCAGGTGGTTCTCGACCTGGTTCACCGGCGGTGCCGGTGCCGGTGGTGCCGGTGCCGGTGGCGGCACCCGACGCTCGGCCTCCCCGTGACGGCGGTGCAACTGGTCGGCCCGAAGAATCGCCTCGGAGTCCTTGCGGTGCCGCTCGGGCGCAGCCGGGTCGAACTGGTTGCCGCCCAGCACGGCACGCCGGTGGGCCGAGATCTCCGACCGCAGCGCCTCGGCGGCGGCGGTCAGCTTCGACTCGAACTGCGGGTCGGTGATCTCCGGCAGCCTGCCGGACCGCAGCATGTTCCCGATCAGCGCGTCGTTCTCGTAGGCGCTCTTGACCGCGTCCGGCCTGCCCATCGAGTCGGCCCGGAACAGCGAGGACAGCCCACCGTAGGTGTGGTCCTGCCCGATCTCGTCCAGCCGCTTGGACGGGTCGTCAGGCAGCGCCGTGGACTCCCGGGCCACGCCCTTGTTCCGGTAGTTCTGCACGACCGACGGCTTCAGGACGAACAGCTTGTTGGGGCCTTCGGCATGACCTGCCAGCTCGTCCATCATCCGGCGGATCTGGTCGGCCTCCGCCGGGTTGTCCAGCTTGGCCTCGATCGCAGCCTTGCTGGGGTGCCCGTAGAAGTCCTTGATCGCCCCCGACGGGAAGCTCGGGTGCTGCTTGATCTCGTTGCGGATGTCGCGGTTGGAGAGGTCCAGGTCCAGGTTGCCGTTGGCCCCCAGCCCGGTGAGCTTGGCACCCTGCTCGAAGGTCTTCTTCTCCCACAGCTCGTCGAGCATGTCGTGGTCGGCCAGCGACTGGCGCTGTTCCGGGGTGGCGTTGGCCGCGGTGAGGCCGGTGCCCCTGCCACCCGGTGCTCCCGGCGTACCAGGGGTGCCCGGCGTTCCTGCGGCGTTGGGAACCGCCCGGACCTTGCCCTGGTAGACGCGCCGGTTCTGGTAGCGGGTGGTGTCGGCCTTGACCTTGCCGGACTTGGAACCGGCCTCGGACTCGCCGTAGACCTCGGGGGCGAAGTAGCCGGACTCGGCGGCGTGCGGTCGGTTGTGCCGGGGCAACACGTAGCCGGTGTCGGCCCGTCCGCGGAACTCCTGGTCGGCCTGGCCGATGGCCTCGTTCCACGGCCGGTAGGTCACCTTGTGGATGAAGTAGGGGAACTGCTCCTGCAGCGCGTGCAGGGCATCGTCATAGCCCCTGCCGTTCAGCTGCAGCGGGTGGATCCGCTCGGCGTTGGTCATCTCGGCCCGCTTCATGTGCCGCTCGAAGCCCTCCAGCGACCTCGGCCCGAGGAACGTCGCGATGTTGCGGGCGGTGTTCTCCTCGCTGTTCGGGTCGATCAGGGTCGAGTAGGCCTCACGTCGGAGCGCTCCCTTGTCCGGCTTGAAGCCCCCGCCGACCGCTTCGGCGGCTTGCGCACCCTTCTGGTTGACGTAGCGGGTGATCATGTGTTCCTCGAACTGCTGCACCGTCGCCACGCCCCCGGTGGCCAGGTCCAGTCGCTGGCCGACCCGCGACATCCACTCCTCGGCGGCGGCGTTCTTCTCCTTGGCGGACAGCTTCGGGTCCATTCGCTCCTCGCCCCGGCGACGGTCCATCTCGGCGCGGTACTCGGGGCTGCCCGGCTTGAGGGACAGCTCGGACTCCATGGTGTCGCGGATCTCGTTCATCCTCGAACCGGAGATGTCGCCCCGGGAGACCTGTCCGCTGCGGGCGGCGTCGAGCAGCTGTCCGTAGCGGGCCACCATCTTGGCGGCCTTGTCGTTGAACCGGCGACCGCCGCGCAGGTTGCGGTCGAACTCGACGTTGTAGACGCCGTTGTGGCTGACCACCGTGAGCGAGCGGGCGCCGGAGACCAGGCCGGTGTAGATGTCCTCGGTGGTGGGGCCGCCGAAGGTGCGGGTGCGGATGTACTCCCCGCCCTTGAGGTTGGACAGGTGCTTGAGGTTGAACGGCAGGTACCAGTCGTCGGCGAAGCCCACCGACTGGTGCTGCACCCCGCCCTCGCGGTTGATGATGATCCCCTCCGACGGCGGGATCACCCCGGAGCGGCGCTGCAGCTCGTTCAGGTCCGGGTTGGGCAGGTGGCTGTGGAAGTAGTTCAGGACCGGCATCGGGTCCCACTCCCCCGGCCGTAGCTCCAGTCCGTTCACCATCGCGTTACGCCGGTCGTTGGGCGTCTTGCCCACGTTCGGGTTGTTGCGCAGGTTGGCGAAGGAGGCCATCAGCTTCCGTGACGGGGCCCGCTCGGTGCCCCGGTAGCGGTAGGCGGTCCGGTCGGCGAACGGGCCGATGACCTTCTGTGCCTCCGGGCCGAACTGTCCGACGTGGTTGGCGACGGCCAGGGCGTACTGCAGCTTCGGCGGCGCGACCGGGCCCAGGCTCTCCTGCAGCAGCTTGCTGCCCCGCTCCAGGTGGCCGAAGCCCCGGGTGGCCCGGGAGTACGGCTCGTTCTCCCCGAAGCCCTGCCCGGAGGACTCGATGTAGTGGGGCATCGCCTCGCCGGTGGTCCGGCTGTAGACCTCGGCGGCGTTGGCCGCCCCGGCAGGCGGGATGCCCATGCCGTGCACCCCCATGTAGACACCGCCGGACGGGGTGACCGCCGGGTCGACCGACACGGACGCCGAGGTGATCCGGGTGCCCTGGTTCAGCCGGGTCTGGATGTTCGGGGTGGCGCCACGCTCCACCGGCATGACGTGGGTGTACTCGTAACCGTCCATCTCCCGGGTGTGCAGGTGCAGCTGCGCATTGAGATCGGGGTTGCGGTACGGGCTCAGCATGTCGCGGATCTGCTGGTAGGCCTGCTGGTAGTGCGACAGGTCGTTGCCGTACAGGTTCGGGGCGTGCGGAATCCCCATATTCTCGGCGTGTTCCCGCTCCATCGCGACCTTGGACTCCTGGGTGTGGACCGCCCGATGCTCCTGGGCGAACCGGCCACCCGGATCGCGCTGCCGGTTGGCGGCGTTCTGTCGGCTGTACTGCTGGCGCTGCCCGTAGGTGAAGTCGAACGCCTTGCCGATCTCCACCAGGTAGGCGATCTCGCGGGTGTTGTCCTCGCCGCGGCGCTCCTTGGACACTGCAGTCCGGCTGTAGTAGGACCGCAGCTGCTCGGCCCGGGCCCGTGCCTCGGCTTCGGCCGCCTTGGCGACCTCGACGTAGTTGTTCATGAGGTCGTAGTTGTTGCACGCCTGCAGCACCAGAGCACCGAACAGCTGGCTCTCGCCCTCGTCCATCGCACACATGGCCTTGTAGACCGACCCGGCGGTGGCGTTGAAGTTCGCCGGGACCTCCCGCCAGCTGCGCGGCCGGTTGATGCGCCGCAGGATGCCCTTCTCCACCCGGCTCGGCAGCCGATGCAGGCGCTTGCTGGAGGTGGAGTCGGCGAAGTCCTTGCCGACCGAGGCGGGGATGCCCAGAGTGGAACGACCGTGCGCGGCGGCCTGCATCGCCCGGAACTGGGCCTTGCTCTTGACGGGCATCATTTCCCCTTCGCCGCGGCGGGCTTCTTCTTGGCCGCGGGCTTGCTCTTGGCGGGGGGTGCGGCGGCTTCCTTCTCGGCCGACGCGGTGGCGGCGTCGCCCTGGGCGATCTGCTGGGCGCCCATCGCGGCCTGCTGGTCCATCTGGATGCCCTGCATCTTCATCTGGGCCAGCTGCATGACGGCCTGGTCGCGGGCCGCCTGGTCGTGGGCCTCGGTGATGTCGGTGGCCTGCTGCGGCAGCCGGGCGGCGTCGCGGATGAACTTCTCCAGTTCGCCGTCGGGGAACCAGGTCATGCCCGCGCCTGCGGTGGACATGATGAACTGCGCCAGCTGCGTGAGGTCCGGCGGGTCGACGTCGCTCGGCACGATGGTCGGCAGCTTCTCCGGCTTGACCCCGTTCAGCGCGAACAGCTGCGGGATCGCCTTGCGGTTGATCGGGTCCGCGATGGCCTTGGCGATGCCGTTGACACCGGTGCGGAAGATGCCCGACTTGTCGGTGTGCAGGGCGTAGGAGCCGCCGTTGTTCTCGTGCCCGGTCATGATGAAGTCCGCCATGACGGACATCAGCATCCGGGTCTCGTACCGTTCGATGATCGCGTCGATGTTGAACTGCCTGCTACCGGATGACGCCAGCAGCTTGAAGTCGTACATCAGGTGGCCGTCGTCGTCGTAGGCCATCGGCCAGACGAGGCCCTCCTGCTCGTTGCGGCGTACCGCGGTGACCGCCTGCTTGACGGCGGCCAGCATCTTGGCCTCCTCCGACCCGGGCCGGGGGTTGAGGATGTTCGGCGGCACGTAGGCCACCGGGAGACCCGCCAGGTCGCGCTCGGCGCCGACCGCCTCGATCTCCTCCAGGCGTTTGATCATGAACCAGGGCCGGTAGGCGGTGCGCAGCAGCGACTTGCCCTCCGGTGACCCCTTGTTCAGCTGGGGCCGGAACAGCAGGCCCCGCTTCATCGGGATGACGATCCGCTGGTAGCGCGGCGCGGGCATCTGCACCATGCCCATCACCTCGCCCAGGTCGGTGAAGACCCAGCGCAGCATCGAGTCCTGGGATCGGGGGGCGAACTTGGCCCAGGTCAGCGCCCCGTCGTCGAACTTGGAGCGGTTCTTCGGGTTGGGCGACCACAGGCCCATACGGCGCTTGAACACGATCTCGTGGAACGCCCAGCCGTAGATCAGGCAGGAGCAGGCCTCCGCTACGAAGTCGGAGAACCCCACGTCCATGTCGTCCATGGCCTGCTCGACGAACTCCGCGTACTGCTTGTCCTCCGGGGTGTCGTCGCCGGGCTCGACCCGCCATTCGATCTGGCGCAGCAGCTGGGTGACCGTGTAGACCCAGGCGCCCAGCACCGGGGAGTTCTCGGCCATCTCCCGGTAGACCTTGACGGCCTGCCTGCCGCGCAGCTGTGGCAGGAACTCGTCCAGGACGTAGCCGCCGGAGCGCTTCAGGCCGGGGCGGCCGACCTCCAGCTGAGGGGGATAGTTCTTGATCTCGTCGCCGAGGTCGGTGTCGAGGATCGCATCCCCCGGGAAGGGTCGGGTCACAGTGGCACCCTCCTTGCGGCCTGCATGCCCTGATTGTCGCCGGGGCGGCACGACGCACTAGACGATGAGGCTCATCGGCTCCATGGCGCCGGGGTCCAGTTCCTTGGCGACGTCCTTGGTCAGGTCCGGCACCTTCGGCAGTGACTCGTCGCTGCCCTTGATCGCCTTCTCCAGCTCGGTCTCGCCCTCGCGCTTGATGGTGGCGGGCGGCCCCAGGCCGGTGAACCGCTTGGCGGCGTACTCGGCCAGCGCCGCGGCGCACACCGTGTCCGGCAGGTGGTAGTCCTCCTTGGTGGTGTACAGGTCACCGGTGCGGCAGTACTTGTGCTCGAAGTAGGCACTGGGGATCTTCGGGATCCTCCAGACGCCCTTCTCGATGGCGTTCACGTAGTCGGACAGGAGCTTCGCCCGCTTGTCCCCGGTCATCGGGAACGGCCGGGCCCGCACGTCCAGGTAGTCGTTGACGACGTTGCCTAGCCCGGTCGAGTCGTGCCACACCCCCTTGACGGGCACCCGGTAGTAACGGACCGCCTTGTTGAGGAAGCCGATCATCTGCGGGTAGGGGCGCCGGTTCACCCGCATGAAGTAGACGAGTTCACGCTTGCCGTCCGGGAACAGCCGGGCCACCCAGATGATCGTCTTGTCCTGTTCCTTGGCCCAGTCCGCCCCGGCGATGTAGTCGCCCAGCCGCTCGTGCTCGACGAAGCGGTACTCCTCGAAGTCCTTACCGAGCTTGTGCTCGATGTAGCCCTTGCCCTCGCCGACCGCGTCCTCCGGCTTGAACTTCAGGCTGAACGCGGCGTCGATCGCGTCGCCGTCGAAGGCACGGTTGCCGATGCTGGGCTCGCCCAGCTCGTACTCCACCCGCCACATCTCGGCGGAGATCTCCGCCCGCTTGTCCTCGATGGTGTGCGGCTTCAGCCAGCCGTCCACCGGGTTGGAGGACTCCTTGTAGCACCAGCGGTAGACCGGCTGGCCCTTCTCGTCGGCCCGCCGCAGGATCTCGGTGAACGTGCCGTCGGCGTTCTGCCAGGTGGAGGACACCACGGTGAAGGTGTCCACGGTGCGGCCCAGGTAGTTGCGCTGCGGCAGCGGCTGACCCAGGGCGGCGTCGTAGATGTCCAGGTCCATCTCGTCCGCCTCGTCGATCAGCAGGATCGACGGGTGCGGCCCCCGGACGTTGCGCTGGGAGGCGGGGAGCGGCCGGATCCGTCCCGCGTTGGACAGCTTGATCTTGGTGGCGGTCTGGTCCACGGTCATGGCGTCCGGGATGCCCTCGTAGTCCATCGCCTTGGTCATGTACTCGTGCACGTTGGAGGACTGCGACAGCGAGCCGCCGAGGATGGTGATGTCGGCACCGTCGACATAGGCCAGGGTCAGCCCCAGGGTGGACATGTTGTAGCTCTTGCCCGCCAGGCCCCGGGAGGCGTGCCAGATGGCGCGGGAGGTCGGGCCCTCGTGGCCGGGCAGCGTGCACTCCCGGAAGTAGGCGTCGGCGAACGCCTGGAACGGGGTGCAGTGATCGGGGCACACCGGGGTGCGCGGGATGGTGACCCCGAACAGCACCTTGACCACGTACCAGAGCATCTCCCGATCCTGGGGCGGGTACGGCAGGATCAGCCGTCTCATCGGTCATCCTCCCGTCGTCGGGATGACACAGGCGGCGATGATGCGGTCGGTGTCCACGGGCTGACGCTGGTGCACGGCGATCGTCTCCATGCTGAAGGGCGTAGGACAGGTCAGACTGCTTGGTTGCGGTCCGGGTGGTCCTGTAGGTCCCGTAGGGCCAGTGGCTCCAGTCGGACCTGGAGGACCAGTCGGGCCTGGAGCACCTGTTGGTCCCGACGGGCCCGTTGGACCTGCAGGGCCTGTTGGACCATCTCGTCCCGTTGGACCTGCAGGGCCAGTAGGGCCAGCCGGTCCCCGATCTCCCTGGGGTCCCGTAGGTCCCATACGGCCTTGACCACCAGGTTGACCGCTCGCGCCATTCTGACCGTCCGATCCGTTCGCGCCGGGTAGCCCCTGCGGACCCTGTGCACCATCAGCCCCTGCGGGTCCCGGAGGACCGGTGGGACCCGGAGGACCGGTGGGACCCGGGGATCCGGTAGGTCCGGGCTGCGGGACCGTCAACGTGGTGGGCACTACTGCGGTCGCGGTGTTCGCGATCGACCTGGTGGTGACGCCGGAGACGATGACCGTCGCGGTGGAGTGCAGCACGATCGTCGCTCCCGGGGGGATGACCTCGGACGGGATCTGTGGCGTTCCCGCGGGACCGGCTATGGCCCGGTAGGCATGGGCACCGAGCACCAGGATCGTGGCCGTCGCGGCGGCCGCGGCCATGGTGTAGATCGACGTCGAGGCCTTCACTCCGGCTCCTCGGGCTCCGGCTTGTCCGGCGGCCGGGTGTGCAGCTGCGAGACGACCTCCGCCTTGCCCGCCAGCAGGCCCAGCAGTGCGCCCATCATGCCGGTGAGCAGGTTGAACAGCGCAGTGGCCGCACTCTCGGTGTTGATCTTCGGATTGACGATCGTGATGATCGTGATCGTGATGCCCAGCAGGATGATGGAGCTGGCGACGACGAGCGTGAACGCCAGGACCATGATCTCCACGGCACTCCTGTCACGCCACCACGACCCCCGAGCCATGAACCCAGCGTGACCCCGGACGCACGACGCTAATAGCTGAGTGCGATGTCCCCGACGGCCACCCGGACCTGCCCGTAGGGGGTGGTCTGCAGCGCGGTGGCGAGCTGGATGACATAGATC